TAAGGAGAAAGATTAAATGAAAATACTAAACTTATATGCTGGGATTGGTGGAAACAGAAAGCTTTGGGGAGATGAACATGAAGTTACTGCAGTAGAGATTGATTTTACTTTATTAAATCCAACAATATTAAGTTTATGTAAAAAAGCAAGGGTGGGAAGATTTAATAATAAAGGATATTGGACTAATGGTTTAACCATTGCGTGGGATCGTTCTTATTCTGAAAAGAAAGTATTTATTGATGCTGTTAATATGATTGGAGATGCAGGATATTTAAAAAAGAATGTTGCTGTATTTATGTTATGTAATGGGAAGATTTCTTATCAAGAATGTTTGGCAAAACTTAAAGTATTAAAGGAGATGCGTATTCAAATACAAGATTGTTGGTATGATAATCAAAAGAGAGGATCTATTAAACCTATACATTGGACACAAGAAGAATGTGATATGTTTGGTAAGTTATGTAGATCTCATAACATAGCAGTTATTCAGAATATGTATGTAGGATTAGATGAGTTATATAAGTAGATCTTTAAACCAAAAGACACAATGGAAAAAGCTAAATACGAAGGACAAAGAATAGAAGACTTAGAGAAAAAGTTTGAAAAGCTATTAGATGTTGTTGAAGAACTAAAAGATTTAATTAAAAACCAATAACTATAAAAGTAAGTAATGGTTACTAAGTGGTTATGGTTAGCAAACAACTTAAGATACAACAAGAAACTATTTTAAAGCTTGATTCTATTGAAGGAAGTTCTTATACACAAAAAATAGAAAATTTAATGATGATCCAAACGGCGTGTCCTGTTGATTACGCTAAGATTAAAAGTTTAGTTACTGAAGTGTTAAAAACAAATGGGGTGATACAATGAAAACAAAAGAAAAAAAACAATTAATAGGAGTTATATCATTATGGATTGTAGTAACAATAGTTGTTTCTATAGTGGAAGCTTTTTCAAGTGAAATGTCATTTATTGAAGTGTTTGCATTTCTTATAGGATTATTTGCATTTATAGCTTTTTGTGTTGGTATTTTTGTTTTATTTATTTATATTCTTTATAAATTATTATGGTTAATATTTGGAGATTGATGTTATTTGATTTAAATATAATGGAAGGAGAAAGTATTTACTTAGAAAATAGCGAGTTTGCACAGTATGTTTTAGTTAGATTTACTAACACAACAAACAATGGATCTTATTTTATAAGCAGATATGGGGGAACTGTATGACTGAAATAAATATACCAAAAGCAGAACTTGTATCAAGAAACAAGCTAATAGTAGACCAAAGTAACCCAAACGTGATGGATGACAAAGATTTTAATGCGTTAAAAGAAGTTATCACAAAGTTCGGTATGATTGTTCCGATTATAACAAATAAGAATTATAAAATAGTTGACGGATTTCACCGTTTTAAGGCTGCAAGACAGTTAGGTATTGAGAATGTTCCTGTTATTGCCTTAGATTTAGATGAAGTGGACAGTAAGATTTTAAGACAAGTTCTGAATAAACTAAAAGGTAGCCATAACGAAGAGTTAGACAAAGAAGATTTTAAGTTCTTAGATGATAAAGGAGCGATAACGGAATTAATAAACTATTTACCGAAAGAGAACAAAGAGATTAAAGCGTTATTAGAAAACATTCAAAAAGAAACACCAAAGACTTCAGAAGAAGTAGATACATTATATCATCAAGAAGTAGAGTGTCCTAAGTGTGGATTTAAATTCAAGAAAAAGAAGGAGGAAATATAAGATGGAAGATATATTATTTGAAAAAGCACCAAAATATGATATTAATAGAAAATGTCCTAAATGTAATTCAGAAGCACACTCAAGACACATAAAGAAAGGAGAAACAATAATTGATTATACATATCCTAATGAATGTATTTTAAGAACTTGTAGAAATTGTGGTTATCAATGGGTAGAAAAAACATTAGAGGAGAAGGATTTAAAGTGACTTCAGAACCAGTTAGAACACTAATAAGTGGGGGTAAACAGCATATTTTGACTAAAGAAGACTCTATTAAAGGAGGAAAAAGCCAAAGCGAAGCGAAGAGGATGCAATTACTCACAAATGCTTCTAAAAGAGCAAAATGTGGAAATTGTAAAGCTATGTGTATTTTAAAAGCTAATAACCCTAAAGGATTGACTTGTCCTATTCCAGAGGCTCGTGCATTTTCTATATTTTATAATTCCCCTGTTATGGATAAAGGCATACTTCTTAAATTATCTCATCAGACTCTTTTAAAAATCCAAGAGAAATCAATAGATGTTAAAGATTTAAAACAATTTCATTCAGCACAAATGGAACAATTAAAGACAGAACACGGAGAAAAGAAAACAATAGAAGGAACGATAAATCATAACGTAAGGGCAGTTACAATTAACATAGTACAACCAGAAGAAGAATAAAAGGGGATTAATATTGGAACCAAAAACTATTAACTTTGAACCTACATTTAAACAATGGACAGCTTTACAAATATTAGATGATAAAACAACAAGTGAAATAGGATATGGTGGGGGTGCAGGTGGTGGAAAGTCTTACTTGGGTTGTTTTTGGTTATTGAAAAACTGTTTATACTATCAAGGCACTGCTTGGATAATGGGTAGAAAAGAATTAACCAATCTTAAGAAAACAACATTAATAACATTCTTTAAGTTGTGTGAAGGACTAAAGATTAATACAGAAGACTATTTTAAATTTGACCAACAGATTAATATTCTAAAGTTTCATAATGGAAGTAAAATATACCTTATGGACCTCTCCTATATGCCATCAGATCCTTTGTATCAAAGACTTGGTAGTTTAGAGCTTACTGGTGCTTTTGTTGATGAAAGTGCAGAAATTCATAGTAGTTGTATAAATATTCTTAGTACAAGAATTGGAAGATGTAAAAACGAAGAATATGGATTAAAACCAAAGATTTTAGAAACATTTAATCCAAACAAGAACCATATTTACTACAGATACTATAAACCATTTAAAGACAAAAAGCTACCAGAACATAGAAAGTTTATACCTGCTTTAGTAACAGATAACAAACATATTGATAAAAACTACATAGAACAGCTTAGAAATGCTGATGAAATAACCAGACAAAGGCTTCTTTATGGTAATTTTGAATATGATGATGATCCTGCCAGTTTGATTGGATTTAAAGCTCTTACTAAAATGTTTCTTAAGAAGAAAGAAAAGTCTTACAAGAAATACATTACTGTAGATGTTGCAAGGTTAGGCAAGGATAAAACTGTTATTTGTGTATGGGACGGATTACATATTACTAAGATTAAGTATTACAACAAACAAAGATTAAATGAAACTAAAATAATTATAGACAAAATTGCACAAGAAGAAACTGTGCCAAGAGAAAGAATTGTAATAGATGAAGATGGAGTGGGTGGTGGTTTGATAGATAATATGAATGGTGTAGTTGGATTTATTAATAACTCTCGTTCTACTAATGAAAGAGGACAAGAAACTAACTATAAAAACCTTAAAGCTCACTGTTACTATAAGTTAGCAGATTATATTAACGCAACTAAGATAGGCATTGATTGTAATGAAGAATATGTTAAAGAGTGTTTAATACAAGAGTTAGAACAAGTAAAAAGAAGAGACCCTGATAAAGATGGTAAGTTAGATGTTGTGGGAAAAGATGTGATTAAACAAGAGATAGGCAGGTCTCCTGACTTTGCTGACGCTTTAATGATGAGAATGGTATTTGAAATAAGAGACTATGATTTTGTTTTACTAAAGGACGATGATGGGGTGATGTTTTAATGGAAGACATAACAATAAACAAAAAAGAAGCAATCATAGGAGTTTGTATTTTCTTAGCGATAGCTATTTATGCTTTAGGACAATATATGGGAGGAATATCAGCAGACAAGATAGACTGCAAAGCAGACGTTCAAATATTAGCAGATTACATAGAAATTCAGCTAAATGACACAGATAGTATGATGAACACAATACCTTATTTTAAACTAATTGCAAGAGATGTAGATAACATAAGAAGGTTTTACTTTGATTATCAAATGGTATCACGAAACGCATTAGAGAATCATTTAGAAGCAGCTTTATGGAATGTAACAGAGGGACAATGAATCACATATACAATTACGTAAAGAAAGGATTAAAATATGTTTTCAAAGGAAAGCTATATTTTAACAGAGCTCATAATTACATAGCGTTACCTCTTGACCTTAGTAAAGACTTCGCTATCTTTATGACGTTCTGGAAGGTTTATGATCCAACGATTAATGTTATGACTGCAGTTCCTTTTTTCCTAACAGTTTTATTTTGTATGGGAATTATTGGATTCTTTGATGTTAAGTTTAAGTTTGCACATTTAGAATATGATATAATGAACCAAGTAAATCCACAGCTAACTAACACAGACAAGATTTTAGAAGAAATAAAAGAAATAAAAAGGGAGATGAAAAGATGGAAGACGAACAAATACTAAAACTACAAATAGGACAGCTACACCAAGAGGTTAGAACTATTGTCACAGAAATCAAAGCATTAAGACAAGCAGTTGTAAAGAACAAGAATAGAAAGACAGCACTTGGACAATGGTTTTTAAACATAAAGAACTATTTGTTTACAACAGGTCAATTCAAAAAGAAAGACTTTAAAGACAAACGAATAATCAAGAAAGACCAATCTGTTTATCCACAGACAGACAAGTCAGTAGGGGAGTATTGCAAAAGGTTTCACTGGGTTAATATTTGGCTTAAGAATGTTATATTTGTTCCTGGCTTAGCTATTTTAAACAAAGTAATTGGTAAAAAGTTAGACAACGAAGTAGAAGACGTATGGTATAACAAAAATATCAAAGTGTTTAATGAGTCTTGGATAGAGAGTATGAAAGTAATGGACAAGTATCTTCACAAAGGTTTTATTAAACATAACTCATATATCTTAGCAAGAAAGATGGCTCTTACTTTAACTGTAAACGATACTATTACTCGTGAGTTTATGAACATATTTATGCACGAAGTAACTAAACGAATGAATGAAGCTTACAAAGGTTGCAAAGAGGTTTACCACGTTTTCTATGGAGACACAACAGCGTACAATCCAGTTTATTTTAATATGGTAAAATCTGTAATGTTAGATAACAAACACCCTTCTGTAGTAGCTTGTGAAAAGACACAAGAACAGATAGTTAATATGAAAGAAATGCTTAAGAAGGAAAAGAACAAGGCAAGAAAAGAACAATTAAAAACTCATATACTAAACGCAGAGAAACAATTAGTATCTATGAAGAAAGGAGACCAAAAGATTGTAGATGCTGGAACAGTTGAAAATCCGAAAGCTATAAAAGTATAAAACCTTATAGGTAACTTATCAATGGGAATCTTTAAGAATATAGGTAAAACTATTACAAGTCCATTTAATAGAATTAATACTATCATCAAACAGGTAGCTATTGCTAAAATTGGTATGGACGCTTTAGTTCGTCCTCATTCTGAAGATTTATTTAGTGGCTCTGTTCACGCATATCCTAAATTTCCTTATGAAGGTTATGAACTTTACGAATTAGCAAAAGCTTCTGACATCTATACTTCTATTCATAATGCACTTAGAAGAGAGTTATTTAGAAACGGATTGAATCTGACAATCGCAGAGAATTTAGATGAAGAAGAATTAAGTTCAGAGGAAGAAGTAAGACCTACAGGAAAGACAAGAAAGAGAATATTAGATAAGTTAGAGAACATAAACGAAAACAATCAAACTCTTTTAGATGTTTTAATGGAGTTAGAAGATGACTTTTCTATTCGAGATGACGCTTTTATGTTGTTTATTAAGAAATATGCGTTTGATTCAGAAGGAGAGATTATTCCTGAAGAAACTTCTCTTTCTCAGATAATTAGAATGAACCCTATGTTTGTTGGATTAGTAATAAACAAATTTGACAGACCTGCTTATGATGATGATAACAGACCGCTATTTATTTGTCCCGTGCATAGAAGCAATTTAATAGAAGACAGAGATACTTGTCCTATTTGTAATTTAAAAGCTTTCCCTGCTTATTACTTTACTGATTATGGCGATAGAAAGATTTACTACGGAAGCAGAGAGATAATTCATAAGTCTAAATACAGGCCTTCTAAAAGATTTGGATACTCTCCTGTCTTGTCTACTTGGCAAAAAGGTAGAACTCTTTTATTTATGGATAAATATATTATGCAGTTGTATGACGGACAAAGACCGCCTAAAGCTGGACTATTCTTTAAAACTTCTAATCAAGAAGGACTTAAAAAATCGTGGACTGAAGCAAAACAACAAGCCAGAGAAGAACCTCACCCTCCTATTGTAATGGGAATACCTGACTCTTCTAATGGACAGGGTTTTGTAGAGTTTATTGATTTTATGAAGTCGCTTGATGAATTACAACATACTGAAATGAGAAACGAATACAGAAGACAAATCGGTGCAGTCTATGGAGTAGAACCTATTTTTCAAGGTGACCAGTCTAATTCAGGCGGTTTGAATAACGAAGGCCTACAAATTACAGTAACTAACAGAGCAGTAGAATACGGACAAAGGATATACAATAGACATTATCTTCCTAAGATTTTAGAAGCTATGAATGTAAGAGGTTGGATATTAGAATTAAACCCAAGCGAAGAACAAGACGAAATGGCAAAGCTAACAAGACAAGCACAAACTCTTGCTAACGGACAACTTGCTATGAATTTAGGATTAACAGCAAAGTATGATGAAAAACTGGGAGAAGTGGTGATAGATTCAGGAGATTTAGAAAAAATAGAAGTTCCAACAGAAGGCGGTTTTGATGCTAACCCTTTGGATAACCCTGCAGACTTTGTTTCAGGTGCTCCTACTCCAAAAGCAAAAGTAGATCCAAGACCACCATTTACTAAATTATCTGATACACTTAAGAAAGAGATTGATAGTTTTCTTAAGAAGTTTAAAACAAGACCAAGTGAAGCAGAACTTCAAAAAGAGATAGTCAAGATTAATCTTAAACTTAAAGCAGAAATGCAAAAATCAGTATCATCTTTCTTTAAAAAAACATATTTAAATGAAGCAGATAAGGTTTCTAAACAAATGGGTGTAAACGCAGTATTTGATGTAGTTGATGAAAACGCTTTAAATGTTTTAAACAATCAAAAAGTTCTTTCTTCTGCATTCGCTGGAGTATCAGATAAAGTAGTAGATAAATTACAAGGAATTATAAAAGACGCTTTTAGAAACCCAGAAGGTTTATCCACTGAAAAAATGGTTTCAAGGATTAAAGAAGTTTCAGATATAGCTGACCACAAAGCCGAAACTATTGCAAGAACAGAGGTAGGGAAGATTTCATCTGCTGCACGTAAGGTTTCATATAGTAAAGAGTCTGATTTCGATACATTTTTATTTAAACATATTGGACCTAATGATAATAGAACTACAGGAGTATCTAAACGAATAAAAGCAAGAACAAACAAAGGAGTACTTTGGTCAGATTATGTCAAGATAGTAAAAGAAGAGAGTGCTAAAGATTTTCCTCAATGGACGGTCGACAAGGATTTCCCATTATCACACTACCAGAGCAGGCACGTTTTTATTAAAATTTAGAAAGTTTTATATAGTTTCAGTTCTTACTATATGTATGGTATTTAAAAAAGGACAAAATGCGTGGAACAAAAAAGAAATTAATATAGATTTGATGAAAAATCTATATTATGAAAAAGGTTGGGATTACAAAAAGATAGCCGATTATTTTGGTTTGAAATCCAAATCTGCAATATATGATAGGTTTAAATCATTAGGATTAAAAGCAAGAACCAATACTGATTTGAAAACTGGATTTAAACATTCCAAAAAAACCAAAGAAAAGATTAGAAAAAGTCTAATCAGATTCAAAGAAGGTAAAATAGATAATTTTGGTTACCTTAGAGTTTCAGAAGGTATTGATGAGTATTGTTTGAAACATAGGTCAGTATGGATAACTCATAATGGTTCAATTCCAAAAGGATATGTAGTACATCATATTAATGGAGACAAATTGGACAATAGAATAAAAAATTTGAAACTTATGAAAAGAGAAGACCATATTAAATTTCATAACAAAAAATAATCAATTATTCATTGAATACCTCGGGGGCAGGTTTTTTCTCATTTCCTGCCCCAACATATTCCGAAAGCTATAAAAGTATAAAAGACTATAAAACATTATGGCTAAGCCCGAAGAAGTAATTGCAAAGGCAATAGACCAAAAGATGAATGAGTTTATTGACAGAGTGTTTGCACAAAGCCAACAAAGATTAGTAGAAGAAAACAAAATAGACACTGGCACTCTTTTACAAACGGCTAATGTCAACAGAAGGTTTTTAGACAAAGAGATTGTTTATCCTGCGTTATATGCGAGTGATATTGAGTTCGGAAGACACCCAGGAAGTATGCCACCTTCGTATGCTTTAGAAAAATGGGTTAGAAGAAAGTTAGGAGTAAACGAAAAAGACGTAAAAAGTACAGCGTTTGCAATCGCAACAGCTATTAAACAGCGAGGTATTGACCCTTTGCCTTTCCTTAGAGATGCTATTGCAAAAACAAAAGTGGAGTTTAAATTATGAAAGGAGAAAATAGTTGTGCAAAAGGACAAAAGAGTTGGACATAAAATGACAATACAACCAAAATCAGGTGGGAATTAGATGACAGATATACTATTTAACAAAGTTGAAAAAGAAACAGACGCTATTTCTGAAGCTGAATTAATTAAACTTTTTGAAGACGAAGATGATTTAGAAAAGATTAAACAAGCTGTAGAAAATGCAGAAGATAGAATGGTAGTTACCTGGGCTTCGGTAGAAATGCAAGACCACGCAGGAGAAATAATACCAATAGATGATTTAATTCAAGTTCAAGAAGCTGTATTAAATAGAGGTGGTCCTGTTTCTGATACTCACACAAATAGAATAGTAGGAAACACAAGAGCATACAAACTTATGGAAAATCCTAAAGAAAAAAAGATGGGAGTTTTACATCTTGATAAAATGTGTAGTGACTATGAGTTTGATGACCAAGTTTGGAATGAGATTAAAGATGGAACAAGAACAGGAAGTTCAGTTGGTGGTTATAATACAGAAGAAAGCAAAGGAGAATCCGACGGAAAAGAAGTAAAAGTCTTAGGTGGATTCAAACAATTTGAAACTGCAAGTGTAACTGATCCTTGTAACCCAGCAGCTTTAAATGAAGCCTTTTCTAAAGTTTCAAAGTTTAAAACTGTTGCAAAATCAAACAGAGGTCCTGGAGGACATAAACCAGATGGAACAGGTCCTTATGGTAGGGGAGAAGGTCCAGGTGAAGGACAAGCTGATGGCTCTGGATTAGAAGAAGATAAAGGAATAGATCCTAAAGAATTAGAGATGGGAACTAAAGAAGAGATGGAACATACAGACGACAAAAAGATAGCAAGACAAATAGCATTAGACCATTTAAAAGAAAATCCAAAGTATTATACTAAATTAATGGAAGCAGGATTGATGGATAATAAAGAAAAATCCGAAAGCTATAAAAGTATAAAAGATAATAATACTCATATTAACGATAAATCCAATAAAAAAGGTGATATTATGAATAAAACAGAAAAAATAAAAAAGCTTTCTAAATTGAAAGAACAAAAGAAGAATGTTGATGAAGAAATTGCAGACCTCGAAGAGGAAGTAGAAGAAGTTTCAGATTCAAAAGAAGTTCCTGAAGAGGAAGAAAAGAAGAAACAGGAAGAAGATTCAGAAAAACCTGAAGAACCCAAAGAGGAAGAAAAGAAACAGGACGAGGAAGAAGATCCTGAAGAAGATCCTAAAGAAGCTAAAAAAGAAGAAGCAGCTTCAGAAATTGAAGGAGAATCTGATGCACCTGCACCTAATTCACCAGACCCAGAAGAGTCTAATGAAGAAGATGCTTATAAAGCTCCAGATGCAGTTGAAGCAGCAGCTATTAAAGTAGCTAAAAAAGTAGCTGAAGATACAGTAAAAAAATTAGTTGCTAAAACAGCAGAAACACCATTTCCAATGGGCTCTGAAGTTACAAAAGCAGATAAAGAGTTCTCAGAATTACCTATGCAACTTGCAACAGGGAAAGTAAAAAAACCTTGGTTTGAAGTAAATAAGATTAACAAGGATTATTACAACGGAGAGGTGGCTTAATATGTCAGGAGAAAGATTAACAACAATAGGACAATTATTAGCTCAATATTATGGACCAAGAATGGTAGCTAAGGTAAATGCACCAGTTGTATCAACAACAACAGGAGTTTACAATGCCATTTATGGGGCACAAGCTTTTAGTCAGTTAAACAGCGAAGCTAACGCTTTTGCTTTAATGCCTAAAATACCTTGGAAGAAATCAGGATGGAGAGTAATTACTACAGATGCAGGAAGCACAGCATCAGGTGGAGTAGGCGAAAACGGAACTATTCCAGATACAATTAAACCAACACTTGCTGAAGTTTCAACAAAAGCTAAACAAGTAGTGCATACATTTGATGTATCATACCTACAAGAAGGTTATGTAAACAAATCAGCAGATGATGCAACAGGAGATATGGAGTTCCTAAGAGGATATTTCTCAACACTACACGCTAAAAGAATTAACGAACAGCTTTTAGTTGATGCAAATA